GTTTTGATTCGATCGCGCAGGCCTCGCACAGAATCGGACTTTTTGCGGCGCTTTGCATTCGAGGGGAGGGGCGCTATAATCCCCTGTACTATGCAAAAACTAATTTCTAAATCAAAGTTCGCCCAGATGGCGGGTGTTAACCCTTCGACCGTGACGCGGCTAAGCGAAACCATTCTTAAGGCGGCTATCGTCGGTAAGAAGGTCGACGCCGCCCACCCGGACGCGGTTAACTACCTGCAGAATCGGGAGCGAGACCAGACCCCGCCGGCTGCTACCGGCCTAGACCCGCTTTACGAAGAAGCGGTCGCCGCCTGCAGCGCGGAGGGTCGCTATTCCGTTTCGTTCGTGCAGAAGGCTTTACGGGTCGGCTGGGAACGGGCCTCTAAGCTGGTCGGCGTTATGAGGGCTAACGGCCTGGTACCGGACCCGGAAGGCGAGAAAGTAACGCTTACCTCGGAAGAAGCCCCACCCGTGGTTATGGATAAAGCGGTCGCCGAGCGCCTGGGGTTACTTGGCGGAAAGCCACGCGGCCAGGCTGCGGTTAAGGAGGCGAAGAAGCGCTCCGCGCCGCCAGACGATTACGTCTTCGAGGTGCCGGAGGATATCCAGGCGTTCGCGGATATGACGCTCCGCGAGCTGGTGGAAAAGTTCGGTACCGACGTCCGTTTCCTGGACTGGCTGAAAGCTACGAAGGCTATCGAAGATATCAACGAAAAGCGCCTTAAGAACGCGCAGACGAAGGGCGAGTTAGTTAACCGCCAGCTCGTTAGGGTCGGTATTATCGAGCCCATAGACTCGGCCCATATTAAATTACTTACGGACGGCGCGAAGACTATCGCCAGGCGTTCTACGGCCATGCACGACGCCGGCCGCGACCTGGAAGATATCGAGAAATTCGTCGCCGACCAAATATCGAGTTTTATTCGACCGGTTAAGGCGAAAGTAGCGAGGGCGCTAAAAGATGCCTAAATTAGAAACGCTCGGCGCCGACTGGATTATCGAGCAGGTCGGGAGCCTTACGGACGAAATACACCACGTAACGCCGGCGCAGTATAACGAGGAAAACCGCTACCTACCGGAGTCTGTCACCTCTATACCTGGCTATATTCGCTACGACGTTAACCCATTTATGCGGGAAATTGTAGACTGCTTCGATATCGATAGCCCGGTCCGGGAAGTTAACCTTAAGAAAGGCGTACAGATTACCTACTCTACGGTACTGGAATCCGGCGCCCTGTACTTTATGGGCCACGTTAAAACGCTGCCTATCATGTATATGACCGCCGATAAGGAACTCGCAGCGGCGCGTATCGAGAATAACTTCTTACCTATGCTAAACCACTCCGGGTTAGCGCATATTATCCGCAGTAGCGACGAGGGTAACAGTCGTAAAACCGGTAAGACGGCGAATCATTTACAATTTGAGGGCGGCGGCTACCTGGTACCGTTCGGCGCGAAAAACGCCGATAAAATGCGCTCGTACTCTATCGCCGTGCTGCTTAAGGACGAGGTCGACGCCTGGCCCGATACAGTCGGTAAGGACGGGGACCCAGACGCGCTAAGCGACGACCGATGCTCGGCCTACTGGGAGCGCCGTAAAATATTCCGGGGGTCGACTCCGCTAATTAAGGGTAAATCAAAAATCGAGGCGGCTTTCCAGCGCGGCGACCAGCGAATCTACCGCGTATTGTGTAAAGCCTGCGGATTCCCCCAGGCGTTACGCTGGCATACGGTCGATAAAGATACCGGCGTTATCGGCGGTTTCCAGTGGGAGACGGATAACGGTATCCTGGTCCTGGAATCCGTCCGCTATTGCTGCCAGAACTGCGGCGAACCGCACTACGAACACGATAAGGAGCGGCTATTCTCGGGGGACCACGGGGCGCACTGGCACCCGACGGCCAGACCCGTAGAGCCCGGTATCCGTTCCTATCACCTACCCGCGCTTTACTCGCCTATCGGTATGCAGCCCTGGTACAAGTGCGTAAGCGCCTACCTCCGTGGCTTTGACCCCGTAGAGCAGAAGGTCCGCGATATTACTAAGTACCAGGTATTTTATAACAATATCCTGGCGGAGCCGTTCGAGATAATGGGCGCTAAAATTCGCTTTACCAGCGTATCGGCGCACCGTCGCGCGGTTTATCGTCTCGGCCAGATACCGAACGAGTACGCGATTAAGAACAGCGGCTCGCCTATCCTGTTCCTTACTTGCCAGGTCGACGTACATAAAAATAATCTGGCCGTCTCCGTAATGGGCTGGACGAAGGACGCGAAATGCTACGTAGTGGACTACTGGCGCTTTGAGATGGAAGGAAACGACGACGACTGCAGCGAATTAAGTAGCCCGGTATGGGGCCGCCTGCGCGAGCTTATCGAGGAAACCGTCTATACAGCGGACAACGGTAAGAAATACCGGTTAGCGCTTACGTTAATCGATGCCGGCTACGCTAACGATACCGTTACGAATTTCTGCGCGGACTACGCCGCCGGCGTCTACCCTATCCTGGGCCGCGACCGCCCGGGCAAAAACCAGACTATTAAGGAGTTCGCGGAATTCCGGACCCAGTCGGGTACCGTCGGGTACCGCATCCTGGTAGACCACTATAAGGACCGGCTAGCCCCGGTACTTCGTAGGGAGTGGGCCGAGGAATCCGGCGAGCAGAAGGCGTACCACTTTAACGCCCCCGTGGATATCACGGATAAGCAGCTTAAGGAGCTTACCGTCGAGACTCGCCGCGAGAAGCAGGACGATAAGGGTAATACGGTTTACTACTGGTACCGCCCTGGTAATGCTCGTAACGAGTTGTGGGACTTGTTATGCTATGGCCACGCCGGCGTAGAAATCCTGGCCTGGGCTATCTGTATTCAGCACTTCGAATTAAAAACGGTAGACTGGCCGACCTTCTGGGACTACGCGGAAAGCCCGGATACGGACGACATATTCGGCCGCGTCGCTTAATGTTTTGCTATTTAGCGGCTAGGCGGTATACTGTAAACGACTAAAACCTTAACTTATTTTGGGCGAGTAATGGACGCGACCTTTTTACAAGCGCGAATCGACGCGACAAAAGCGCAAATTATCGCGTACGAAGACGCGGCTACGGCTTTGGCTAGTGGCGGCGTACAGTCGTATACGCTTGATACAGGGCAGAGCCGCCAGACCGTTACCCGTCTCGACCTTGATAATCTGCAGAAGACTATAGGCTCCCTCTATAACCGACTGGCTACCTTAGAAGCCCGGCTTAATGGGAGCGGAACTATAACCGCGAGGCCAGCATGGTAAGTCTAAACCCGCTTAACTGGTTCCGCAGTAAAGACGCGGAAACGAATAGCAACGTAACAGCCGTAGACGAGCTGGACCCGTTCGCCTATTCCGGGCAGACTGCTTTTTCCCCTTGGGAGTCGTCCATATACGACGGCGGTAAATTCTTCGGGGGCTTCGGCGTTACCCAGATACAGCTAACCGACTACTGGACGCTACGCGCCAGGTCCGCCCAACTATTTAACGAAAACCTCTACGCCCGTGGCCTTATCCGTCGCCTCGTTACTAACGAGATAAATACCGGTTTAACTCCGGAAGCGGCGCCAGACGAGCAAATTATCGGCGTAGCGGAAGATAGCCTTAACGACTGGACCGAGACGGTAGAGAACCGCTTCGGTATCTGGTCAAAATCCCCGGAGCTATGCGACTGGAAAGCTACCTCGACTTTCGGGGCTATTCAACGCGCGGCCCGTGCCGAAGCGCTTATTAGCGGCGACGTCCTGGTCGTACTGCGCCAGTCCCAGCGTACTAAATTACCTATGGTACAGCTCGTTAGCGGTAGCAAAGTCCAGACGCCGTTAGGCGGCGAAGTTAATATCCGGAAAGGCCACGTAATCCGCCACGGCGTCGAATTCGATACCGTAGGGCGTGTAGCCGCGCACTGGATTAAACAGGACGACGGTAGCTCGAAACGTATACCGGCATTCGGCGAGAAGTCCGGCCGCCGTATTTCCTGGCTGGTTTACGGGTCCGATAAGCGACTCGACGACGTTCGCGGCCAGCCGTTGCTATCCCTGGTACTGCAATCCCTTAAAGAAATCGACCGTTACCGCGATAGCGCGCAGCGTAAGGCCGTTATTAACTCCGTCCTCGCTATGTTTATCGAGAAGACGGAAGACAAAGCCGGCACCCTTCCGGTAACTGGTGGCGCGGTCCGCCGCGATAAAGCGACGACGACCGATAGCGACGGGAAAAAGCGCTCGTTTAATATCGCTAACCAGATACCAGGCTTAGTAATGGAAGAACTACAGACCGGAGAAAAACCGGTCGGATTCCATAGCCAAGGTACCGACGTTAATTTCGGTACGTTCGAAGAAGCGATTATCCAGGCCGTAGCGTGGGCGAACGAAATACCGCCCGAAATCCTACGCCTAGCCTTTTCGAATAATTACTCGGCAAGCCAGGCGGCTATTAACGAATTTAAAATCTACCTTAATAAAGTCTGGTCGGACTGGGGCGAAACTTTCTGTACTCCGGTATATGTGGAATGGCTGCTTAGCGAAACGCTACTGCAGAAAATCCGCGCGCCCGGCCTACTCGATTCCTGGCGGGACCCGAATAAATACGATATTTTTGGCGCGTGGGTTTCTACGGACTGGTACGGCTCGATTAAGCCGTCTACTGATATGCTTAAGCAAGCTAAAGGCTCTAAAATGCTGGTGGACGAGGGCTGGTCGACTAACGCCCGCGAGGCCCGTATTACGACCGGGACTAAATTTTCTAAGAACATTAAGCGGCTTAAGCGCGAAAACGAGCTTAAAGTCGAAGCAGCTAGGCCCCTGGCGGAGTTCCGCGCAGAGTTCGGCGACCAGGTGGCGGGAGAAACTATCGGCGCCCTGGACGGTCCGGAGGAATTGGAAGCTATGCTAGACGAGTATTTAGAAGAAAAGGGGCTCGTAAATGCTGGATAAATTGACGGCCGCCGTAAAGCAGCTTTTAACCGATAACCGCGACTTTTCTACCAGGCTTGAACGTCTGGAAAAAGTTAAGCCAGCTATTGTTAACGGCCGGGACGGGAAAGACGGAAAGGACGGCGTTAGCCCAGATATCGAAACTATCGTCGCCGCCGTTGTTAACGAGTTGCCGGAGCCGGAAAAAATCGATACGAAAGCTATCATTAACGACGTCCTGGCCCAGATTCCAAAGCCACGCGACGGGCGGGACGCTCCAGCCGTTAACGTATCAGACGTAGCGGCTATCGTACTGGCTAAAATCCCTACGCCTAAAGACGGAAAGGACGGCCATAACGGCCCAGACCTGGAAACCGTCGTTAGACGAGTTAAGGCCCAGGTAAAAGACGGCAAGCCCGGCGAGCGTGGACCGAAAGGCGATAAAGGCGAGCCGGGTAAAGACGGCGTTAGCGTTACAGACGTCCAGCTTAAAAATAACGAGCTATTCGTCTGGCTTGATGGCGTTAAGCGCGCCGTCGGTAAAATTAAAATGCCGGCAGTTACAGCTCCGTTTAGTCCTGGCAATGGTGGCGGCGGGATACCTAAGCTACCCGACGATATCGCACGCATAGGCCTTTTTGATTATAACGACCTGGCTACCCAGACTACCCCTATAAATATACCTTCCGGGCTCGTTAACGTAGACATACCTAACGACACCCTAGGCCCGTTCACTAAGCGGGGGTTTGCGCCTAAAGGCGTCGGCGATATCTGGGACGCGGATAACGGCGTCTTCGACTGGACCGCTTTAAAAGTCGGCGATATGGTCGACTTACGTTTAGACTTAAGTATCACAACAACCAGCCCGAACCAGACGGTTATAGTAGAACTTTTAGTCGCTATAGGCGGCTTCGAGTATACCGTCCCGTTCGTGCAAGCTAACGTAAAAACCGTAGGTACGTACCCGGTTAACCGGTATAACGGTATTTACATGGGCGACGATAATACGTTACTTAACGGGGCTAAATTCCGCGTACGCTCCGACGCCCCCGCTACCATGGTAGTAAACGGCTGGTACTGTAAGGTACTGCTACGCGGGTTAAGTTGACGTTATTTTGACGACGAGGGCAATAGCTAGTAATATGCTACGAAACAGGAGATTAACCCAATGTGGCTATTAGAATCTGCCGTCCGGAAAGCTTTAGAGCAGGCCCAGAAAGCCGGCGTTACGCCTTCGGTCGAGCAGCAGCAACAATTCGAAGCGAGTCGATATAGCGCAGAGCAGGCTATCGGCTCCCGTATTTTAACCCTGGCGGGACGTAGCGCCGAGGTGTCTATTAAGGGCGTAATTACAAAAACGCCTAGTTTTTTGGCTATGCTTTTCGGCGGCGGTAACACTACCTACCCGGAAATTATCGCAGCCCTGGCCGAAGCGGAGCGCGACGATAACGTCGAGGATATTACGCTCGCTATTGATAGCCCGGGGGGTCATTTCGACGGCCTATTCGATACCCTGGCCGCTATTCAGTCCACCAGCAAGCCGGTAAAAGCCGTTATCTCTAACCTGGGCGCGTCTGCAGCGTACGCTATCGCCAGCCAGGCGGACGAGATTATTGCGTCTAACCGCGCGGCCCGTATCGGCTCCGTAGGCGTGGTCGCCACGTTCTACAATGACGAGCACGAAATCAGCATTACCAGCACGAACGCGCCGAAGAAGCGCCCGGACATTACCACGGAAGAAGGTAAGGCTATGGTCCGGGAAGAACTGGACGCCATGCACGAAATTTTTGTCGACGCTATCGCCGAGGGCCGTAGCGCGACCG